TAATATTAAAAGAAATCCTGATGCACCAAAAGGACTATCCGATGAAGAAATAGAACGAATTAAAAAAGAAGTTGATCAAGAAAAACAAATAAAAGATTTTGATCCGACAGATAGAAAACCAAATTCACAAGGTGGTATTAATAGAACTATGTATGCTGTCGGCTCTGGAGTTAAGTTAGCTAAGTTCCTTGCTAGAAAAGGTAAAAGTTTAAAAGACGAAATTAAAAAAGCAGTGGATAATATTTTTACAACAGATGATATTAATTATGATGCTGACGTTGCAGTCGATACGATGTTTGAAGAACTTGGTGTAGATAGAGATATGTTTGATCAAAAAGATGTATTAGATGCATATAGTATGGCATATGATGAACTTAAAATACCTCTTTTACAAAAACTTCAAAAACCTACAAAGAGTATTGAGTCAATGAAAAAAACTGGAAGCATTAATATTTCTGATCCAGAAATAGCAGGTGAGATGGATAGATTTGCAAAACAAAATGATCCTGAAGGATATAAAAAAATGGAAGAGGCTATGAAAAAAGCAGCAGACGAAGCTCAACCCATAGAATATTTTTTAGGCACAAGAAAAAAGAACTCAAAAGGTGGCTTACAGTATTTAATGGGGCTGTAAAATGGAGATTGGAAAATTTAAATTAGCAAAAGCTGATCTTGTCAGACCTCCAAGAAAACCAATTCAAGAACAGATCATACCACAAGAAAAACCTTACACAGAAGATATGTTTAAGGAACAAGCAGATCTTTACTTAAAAGGTTTTATTGGTGGATTCCCTCAAGATGAAATGCTTTTAAAGTTACAAGGTATTTTAGATAAAGCAGTTGAACAAGGAATTGTAAAACCTGAAGCCGGACTCAATTATTTTAGAAACAGGAAACAGGAATTATTAGATTTTGCAAAAGAAAACCCTGGTGAGACTTTACCTAGTTTAAATAGAAATAATTTTTCTGATGGAACAAATCCAAATTCTTTAAAAGCTTTAGAAGAAATAAACAAAGCTGGAGCATTAAGAATTACTGAAAAAGTAAATAGATTTAAAGAATTAGTTAAAGAAAATAAAAGTCCTAACGAAGCTAAAAAAATTGTTATGGAAGAATTTAATATAGAAAGAAATCCAAAAGCTGGAACTCCTAAATGGATGACTATAGGAAAACAGGAATTAATTGATGAAGGCGTTAAATTTACCGAAAGTAAAAGAGGACCAGAATCTACAGGCGGTAAAGAAAGAGCAACTAAAAAAAGAAATGTAGTTACTAAAGAAACTCAAGCATCAGAAAAAAGATTTGTAACAACTAAACAAAAAATGGGTTTAGGTAAAGCATTTGAGAATGCTCACACTGCAAACATATTTCAAGCAAAAGCACTAGGAGCGGGGTATCCAGTAGATGCATTGGCTCCACAAACTTCTATACAAAATCAAGTATACGCTGAAAAACTAAATGATGAATTAAAACCTTTATACAAGGAACAATTAAAATTAAAAAAAGCATATGATGAAAATCCCACTAAACAAATAACAAAACTAATTGATAAAAATAATACTGCTATACAAAATCTAGTTGCTAGTGGAGGTAAACAAGGCAAGAAAGCAGCTAATCTTTTAAGAGGTTGGAATTTAGATGTAGTTACAGGAGAACCTTATTTACCTGAAGGAGGTTTTAATACTTTAAAAGCAGTTGATAGAGGAATGACAGATACAACTTTACAACAGTTAAAAGCAAAAACACCTGAAGATGTAGTAGCTAGAAAAAACTATGAAGAACTTTTGAAAGAAATGAAGGGTAAAAAAATACCAATTCCTGAAAAAACTACAACAAGAGATATGTTTAAAAATTTTAATGCAAGAACAGCACCTAAATTAAAAGGAGTATTAATTCCAGGATTAGAAGAAATAAAAGAAGGTTTAAAATCACTTCCAAGTGATATTGCTAAGAAAAAATATTTCGCTGCAGGTTTAAAAACTTTAGGGATTGTTGCAACTCCTTTAATTGCTGCAGGGATGTACAATGATTTATCATCAGGGAAATCAGTTGTTGAAACCTTGGAAAGAAATTTAATTGGTACAGATATTGTAGGTTCTACTAAAGATGTTCTAGCATTATCTCCTGAAGAAAGAGAAGCAAGATCAGTTGTTAAACAAAATGAATTAGATAAACAAGTTGCTCAAGATTTTTCCGATTTAGATAGTGATTTTCAAACTCCAAGAGTAAAATCTGAAATGTCATTAGAAGAAGCCGCTAAAAAATATGAACAAGGTATGTCTAGAGTTAAGACGGAAAGAACTGCTCAAGAAGCTGATATAGCTAGAGCAAGATCAATTAATGTTCAAGCTTTAAAAGATTTAATTTCAGGTGAGAGATTTCAACCACAACCAATACCACAACAATTTATGGCCAATGGTGGTCGTATAGGTTTTGCAGATGGATATGATCCGAAAAGAAGAAAATTTATGAAAGCAGCTGCAGGCATTGCATCAATACCTGTATTTGGAAAAATGCTAAAACCAGTTGTTAAAGGTATGGAAGCAGCAGGACCTGCTATGACACAAGCAGCAACTGAAGCAGAAAAAATATTTTTTAAATTAGTCGATGCAGTAAAGAGTAAAGGCATTATGGATAAATTAGATAGAGTAACGGGTGGTAGATTATCTGGAGCGTATCATAAATATAAAGATGCAGAAGTTTTAGAAGATGCCGGATCCATTACTGCAAAATTTAAAACAGATAAAGGTGCACCAGCAGAAATTGTTTATGTTAAACCACAAAAAAGAATAGATCCTAAAACTGGTAAGGAAGTGGAATACCCAGGTCAATTTGATTATGAAGCTCAAGAAATAGCAAGAATAAATCCTGAAGGAGATGTAGATATTGACGCAGAATTTGAAATCATTGATAGTCTTGAAGATGTAAAGAAATTAATAGATGACTAATACACCATATAAATACGGTAAGAAGAGTGGCCCTCCACCAAAGTCAGGACCTAGCTCACAAGGCTTGAATATTTCATATAATACTGTTAAAACCATCAAACAATCTGGAGAAAAAATAAATGGCAGATATAGACAAAGCGCTTCCAAACGAACCGCGAAAAGAATTTGAAATACCTAGTGAAGAAGAAATTCAAGAACAGGTAATTGAAGAAGTATCAGAGCAACAAGATGCTCCTGGTCCAGTTGAAGTTCAAGAAAACGAAGACGGATCAGTTGATATTAATTTAGATCCAGCTACAGCTACACCTGAAGGTGGTGATGAGCATTATACAAACCTTGCTGACTTTTTACCTGATGATGTTTTAGGTGCATTAGGTTCAGACTTAAATCAAAAATATATGGACTATTCAATGTCCAGAAAAGATTGGGAAAGAACTTATACACAAGGTTTAGATTTATTAGGTTTTAAATACGATCAAAGAACAGAACCTTTTCAAGGAGCATCTGGTGCAACTCACCCAGTTTTAGCAGAAGCGGTTACACAATTTCAAGCGTTAGCGTATAAAGAATTGCTTCCTTCAGATGGACCAGTAAGAACACAAATTATTGGATTACAAACTCCAGAAAAAGTTCAACAGGCAGCACGTGTTAAAGATTTTATGAACTATCAAATCATGGATCAAATGAAAGAGTATGAACCTGAATTTGATTCTATGTTATTTCATCTTCCACTAGCGGGATCAACTTTTAAAAAAGTTTATTATGATGAAGTAGAAGGTAGAGCGGTATCAAAATTTGTACCGGCTGATGACTTAGTAGTTCCGTATACGGCTACCTCATTAGACGATGCGGAAGCAGTCATCCACAAAGTAAAAATTTCTGAAAACGAATTAAGAAAACAACAAGTAGCAGGATTCTATAGAGATATAGATTTAGCTGCACCTCAAGATAAAGAATCTGAAGTTGAGAAAAAGGAAAGAGAATTAGAAGGAGTAACTAAAACTAAGAATGATGACTTATATACTCTTCTAGAATGTCACGTGAATTTAGATATTGAAGGTTTTGAAGATGTCAATCCCGAGACTGGTGAGCCGTCAGGAATTAAACTTCCATACATTGTAACTCTTGAAGAAGGTTCAAGAGAAATTTTATCTATTAGAAGAAACTACGAAGCAGGTGATCCTCAAAAGAAAAAAGTAAATTATTTTGTACACTTTAAATTTTTACCGGGTTTAGGGTTTTATGGTTTCGGTCTAATCCACATGATTGGTGGACTGTCTAGAACAGCGACCGCAGCTTTAAGACAGCTCTTAGATGCGGGAACGTTATCTAATCTGCCAGCTGGTTTTAAAATGAGAGGAATAAGAATTAGAGATGATGCACAATCAATTCAACCGGGAGAGTTCAGAGATGTAGATGCACCGGGTGGAAATTTAAGAGACTCATTTATGATGCTTCCATTTAAAGAACCAAGTCAAACTTTATTGGCTCTAATGGGTGTAGTCGTATCTGCCGGTCAAAGATTTGCATCAATTGCTGATATGCAAGTTGGTGATGGTAATCAACAAGCAGCAGTTGGAACTACAGTTGCTTTACTTGAAAGAGGAAGCAGAACAATGTCAGCTATCCACAAAAGAATTTACTCAGCTCTTAAAAATGAATTCAAACTTATGGCTAGAGTATTCAAGTTATATCTACCACAACAATATCCGTATGATGTAGTTGGGGGCCAAAGAATGATAATGCAGTCTGACTTTGATGATAGAGTAGATATATTGCCAGTTGCTGACCCCAACATATTTTCTCAAACACAGCGTATTTCCCTAGCGCAAACGGAACTCCAACTGGCAACTTCAAATCCACAAATGCATAACATGTATCAAGCGTACAGAAACATGTATGAAGCTTTAGGTGTAAAAAATATTGATAGTGTTTTAATTAAACCAATGCAGCCTATGCCAAAAGATCCTGCATTAGAGCATATTGATGCATTAGGAGGCAGACAGTTTCAAGCTTTTCCAGGTCAAGATCATAGATCACATATTACTGCACACTTAAATTTTATGGCAACAAACATTGCAAGAAACAATCCAATGGTCATGGCGTCATTAGAGAAAAATATTTTTGAACATATTTCTTTAATGGCTCAAGAACAAGTTGAATTAGAGTACAGAGATGAAATGCAACAACTTCAACAGATACAAATGATGATGCAACAGAATCCACAGATGGCTCAACAGATGCAAATGCAAGCAATGCAGATTCAACAAAAGATTGAAGCAAGAAAAGCACAACTAATTGCTGAGATGATGGAAGAATTTATGAATGAAGAGAAAAAAATTACTTCACAATTCGATAATGATCCAATTGCAAAACTAAGATCAAGAGAATTAGACCTTAGAGCAATGGAAAATGATAGAAAAGAACGTGAAGGTAAGGAGAGAATGGATCTTGATAAGATGAAAGCAATGATGAATCAACAAAATCAAGATGAAAAACTAGAACAGAACGAAGAATTAGCAAAATTAAGAGCTGATACTTCAATTGAAAAGACAATTTTATCAAAAACTATTCCAAATGTTGATTCAATGATGAAAAATCAAGATGCAATGATGCCAAAAGTTAAAATTTTTAGAGGTGGAAACGAATAATGTGGTTTGGTGCAATAAAATTAGCCGTTCAAGCTGGTTCTCACATTTTTAAGAACCGTCAAAAGACTAAAATGCTTATGGCAGACGCACAAATGCGTCATGCAGAGAAAATGGCAAACGGAGAAGCTGAATATCAAGGTAAATTATTAGAAGCAAGGCAATCGGACTGGAAAGACGAGTTCATTTTGATTTTACTTTCGGCTCCAATTGCGTTATTATCGTGGGCAGTGTTTTCGGATGACCCGGCAGCTATGGAAAAGATGCAATTATTCTTTGAATACTTTTCGCAGCTACCATTTTGGTACCAAACAATTTTTGTAGGTGTCATAGCATCTGTATATGGATTAAAAGCAACTGATTTAATTAAAAGGAAATAATATGGAAAAAACAATAAGTAAAAGTAAGAATCCAGGTCTAGCTAAACTAGCTAAAAAGAAACCAGAGCTTGCAAAAAAATTTGGATATGACCCAAATAGAGTAACTGCTAAAAACGGTGGTTGCATGCAAATCAAAGGTTTTGGCAAAGCTAGAAAACCTAAGAAAAAATATGGTTAATGAAAAAAAATATTTTTCAAAAATTAGAATCAAAAGTACCTTTTAAAAAAGGTCA